GGGGGTGACCTCGACTCCGATACCGATGTGACCGTTCTTGAACTCCGACATGATGGCATTTGGATATACGAAAGTACCATCATCCCGGCGAAAATTAAGAACGACTTTTGGGCTATCGGAACAGGAGCAAACTACGCAATCGCCGCCATGCACTTGGGATTATCCCCTGCGGAAGCGGTAAAAATTGCCTGTATGTATGACACCAGTTCCCATGAACCGATAGATGTTCTGAAATTACCGAGGAGAAGTCGTGGCAAAACGAAAACTGACGGATGAGCAAATCATCGAGGCGTTCAAGCGTCTCGGCAGTCCCAAGGCAGTCGCAGAAGAATTCCAAGTTGACCAAGTCAACATCTACCGCCGTCGCAACCGAATCCAAGCAAAGTACGGAATAAACCTTCCGTCCTTCAACGCCAAACAAGAATCCATCGTCAAGACCATCATCCCGGACAACCGGCGCATCCTTGAGCACACCGTGGAGAACGGGCACGTCTTTGTGGCCTCGGACTGCCACTACTGGCCCGGAGAAGTCACCACCGCCCACCGCGCCTTTGTAGACCTCCTGAAAGAACTCAAGCCCCAAACCATCGTGATGAACGGGGATGTCTTTGACGGGGCCAGAATCAGCCGCCACGAACCGCTGATGGGCACAAACCCTCCTACCCCCAAGCAAGAGATTGAAGCCTGTCAAGACCGCCTAGACGAGATTCGAAACGCTTCTAAGAACGCCCGTTGCTTTTGGACGTTTGGAAACCATGACGTTCGGCTGCACCGCTATATTGCCGTCAATGCCCCCGAACTGTCGGATGCGATGGACTTGTTCGATTACTTTCCGGGCTGGCACACCGGCTGGCGGGTGGACATCAACGATAACGTCATCATCAAGCACCGTTGGCACAACGGCGTCCATGCCCCTTATAACAACACCTTGAAGGCTGGAAAAACGATTGTGACCGGCCATCTGCACAAACTCCAAGTCACCCCTTGGTCAGACTACAATGGGCGTCGCTACGGGGTCGATACGGGCACACTTGCCGAACCTTACGGCGAACAATTCACCTATTGCGAGGGCAACCCTGTGAACTGGTGTTCTGGGTTTGCAATCCTGACATTTAAGGATGGTATGTTACTGCCTCCTGAACTGTGCGAAGTCATCAACGGGGCGGCTTACTTTAGGGGAGAGAAAGTATAGGGAGAACATGAGTGATTTAGTCACGTCGGCAAAAACCGCAGCGCAGGGCATAAAAAGCGCACTTGCCGCCGGGAAAGAGATTGAATCCGTAGTATCCGATATTCAGAAACTTGGGGTCGCTGAACTCCAAGCCAAACAACAATTCCAACGCAAACAGCGTATCGTCAAAGGCGATACCACCATCCTCACCGCGTTTGCCGAGTGGCGACGCCTCAAAGAAGTGAAAGAAGCCGAAGAAGATTTATTCCAACAACTTGTCCAGCGGTACGGCAAAGAGAAGGCCGAGATAGAGTGGAAGGAAATTCAGGCCATCAAAGAACGCCAGATAAAAGAAGTCCAAGCCGGACGCGATGAGTATGGCCGGGACATCAAAAAACTGCGCGACCTCAAAATCACCTGCTTCGTGCTGTCGTTCATCCTTGTTTCAACGTATTACATCTTCAAAGGACACCTGTAATGCTCTCTCTGATTTCTACCCTTGGCGGTCTGCTCATCTCCGGTTTGCCTGTGTCTTAGACTTCTTCCAAGACAAAGCGGACAAAAAGCAAGAATTGGACTTGGCCCGTATCCAGACGGAACGGGAACTGGCCCTCGCGGAGCGTGGATTTATTGCCCAGCAGAAAATCGAGGAAATCCGCACCGACCAGGTGGCCATGCAGACCGAAGCCCAGATGCAGAACGCAGCCCTTGACCACGATAAGAAGGTCATGGAACGTGCGTCCACTTGGGTGGTCAACTATGTGGGAACGGTGCGCCCGACGGTCACCTACCTGTTCGTTTTAGAACTCATCGCCATCAACGCATGGCTGGCGTGGAATATCTTTCATATGCCCGGCTTAATTTCGTCCACGGGCGACTTGGAAAAGGTGGCCGAGCTCATCTTCTCGTCCGATGAGATGGCCATGCTCGGGGGCGTGATAGGTTTTTGGTTTGGTAGCCGAGGATGGTCTAAGAAGTGAAGGTGAGTCCCGAATGTCTCAAGATGATAAAGCACCATGAAGGTGTTCGGACTCGGCCCTACCGCTGTCCGGCGTTATTGTGGACTGTGGGTGTTGGTCATGTTATTGACCCCAATCATATTCTGGTGAAATTCGATGAACGCAAAAATCTACCCATTCCCGACGGGTGGGACAGAGTATTATCAATGGCAGAAGTCGATGCTATCCTCATGCAAGACCTGGCAGGATTTGAACGGGGAGTATTACGACTTTGCCCTCAAAATCTTACTCAAGGCCGCTTCGACGCCTTGGTATCTTTTGCCTTCAATGTCGGACTCGGTAACCTGCAACGGTCGACCATCCGAATGAAGCATAACCGTGGCGACTTTAAGGGAGCTGCGGAAGGCTTTATGGCGTGGACAAAAGCCGGTGGGAAGGAACTGCCGGGGCTGGTCAAGCGTCGGAAGGACGAGTCCGCGCTTTATTCAACTCAAGAATCCGATTCTTCAACTCAAGAGTCATAGAATAGCCGTGTTTGGCCTCGAACTGGTCAAGCCATGCCCGACGTTCTTCCTTCGTGCGCTTGGCCAATACATGACGCGCTAATCCTTCCATCTTGGCTTCGTGTTCGGAAAGCATAATTTCCCTCATCTCCGATTCCGTAGCCGTAAACGTACCGCGATTAACCAGTCCGAGCAAATGCTTTATGCAACGCTTTTCTGGCGGCGGTGACGGCTCGTTTGGCGTCAGATTTGCGAACAAATCGTCCAAGATAGTACCTTACATAATTACTGCACACATGGGCTTCGTACTTTCCGTCCCGCTTATAAAGCCCTTTGACATTCGTGGTCGTGGTCTGGAGTCGCCGAGAGTTCCACCGATTTTCCATCTGGGTGGCCGGACGTAGATTTCGGATTCGGTTGTCCGTTTTCTTTCCATTCTTGTGGTCAATGGCTTCGGGCATCCAGCCCTTGTGGTACAGCCAGACCAGCCGGTGCTCAAGGTAGCAGGTTTTGAATATCGCAATTTTGCGATAACCGCGTTCCCCAATGCTTCCGGCTTGCAATCCTGCATACCGCTTATTCCACATTGCATAGGCATTGGGAGACGCAAAGGCTTCTCGCGGTCGTGGTCGCCAATACAGGTGACCGCGCCAGTAAACAAACAATGCCCGGACTTGCTCCTGCGTCACTCTTGGACTTCGGGACTTCCCAACTCCGACTTTTTGACATCGTATTGCTGGATGATTCTCAGCATATCCGGTGCTCTCCACCCCGGCGGCTTCATAATCTTGCCGTGGTCGTCTCGCAAGACCGTCCCGAGTTCGGCGTCAATCTTTTTCAGGTTCGTGATTGTCACCTCATCCCAGCCCCACTCGATTGGCAGGTCCATCACCTTTGCTAGACCAATTAAGACCCACACGGAGTCACAGATAGCATCCAAAGCATCTGCTTTTGCTATCTGCTCGTCCTGTAGGTTTTCGGCAGAGTGGTAAGCAGCCATCGCTTCTTCCAGCTCGCCGATTTCTTCCCGCACCAAGTCTAGGTAAAGACCCACCTTCTTCGGGTCAGGCCCATGCCCTGCTGCCTTCATAAAGGCGTCTACGTCATAGAAGATACTCATATCATCACCAAGGAATGTCGTCATCAATTGCAACCAGGTCGGGTTCTGGTTTCTTCTGTCTGGGTTCCTGAACCTTCAGGCTCATAAACTTGCCTTTCTTGCCCTCCCGAATCCAGGCAGCTAGTTCGTAGTCTTTGCCGTCTATGTTTATCTTGCCCTTATAAGCCGGAGCCTTCTCGTTCTCGGATTCGTTCTTAAATAGAACCCCACTATTTGTATTGTCGTATTGCATACATCCTCCTATTTAGCCGCAATATACAAACCTACGTTTCCCAGGCTATATCCTAAAAAGGCTATGCCTAGCCCTATTTTACCCTCTACTAGCAGTTGTATCGCCACCAGAAGGTACACAACACCTATCCCCGCTATTAGCCACGACGCCATTCTGACCACACGGAAAATATAACGACTCCAGCCATAAACAGCACAAACTTAGCCGGTCCTAGAGAATCCCAATCCACCACAAATACGGTCCAGTTCATAGCCACTCCTTATTTTTCAAGCTCCAATTAACTACCTGTTCTAACCTCTCTGCAATATCTATCCTCGGAACCCAGCCAAGTTGTTTCATCTTCGTGCCGTCTAAAGCGTATCTCAGGTCATGCCCTGGCCGAGAAGAGTGAAAGTCCACCATCTCGTAGTGCAAGGGTTTACCCTGTATGTCAGCAATCGTAGCTGCGACTTTTAGGTTATCCCACTCTTCCTTGCCGACGATATTGAACTTAGGACACTTGGCTCCACCAAAATCGGGCTGTGGGTCAAATTTTGTACCTAGCAAAAATAGCAACGCGTCTGCAACGTCCCGAGCGTGGATGTAATGTCTACTCCCAGGTTTGGTTTTAGATGAGTCAGAGTGAATCGTAATTTTCTCTTCCCTGTCTACCTTGCGGATGCACATGGGGATGTATTTCTCTGGCGACTGCCTTTCCCCAAATACGTTCATGGTGTGCGTAATCCAGACCGGAAGCCCGTATGTATTCTCAAACGCTACACAGAACTCTTCTCCTGCGGCCTTACTAGCAGAGTAAGGGTTGGTAGAGTTGTACCTATCATTCTCTTTATAAAACACGCCTTCAGGAGCAGGACCAAATACTTCGTCCGTGGAAAAGTAGACAAAGCGTTCTAAGTCTTGGGTCCGAGCGTAATTTAAGAGGTTCAGGGTTCCGATGGTGTTATCCATCGCAAACTCCATTGGGAAGTCGATAGAACGGTCTACATGGCTTCCTGCGGCCAGGTGCAGGATGACGTCTACTCTCCCAATATGGGAGGCAACGTGAGGGTTTATTTCAGCCTTTAGGTCGTGATATACGACTTTGACCCGCTTCTTGTTCGGGTTGTTTTCTAATACGTTATGCAGGCGGTTTAGATTCCCAGAGTAATCAAGCCTATCTAACGACACAATCTCGGCGTCTGTT